TATTTGTTCACTGTTTCGCGTATTTAAAACCTTTAGCTCTTTGAGTTCAAACTGCTGTATTTTTTCATTTTGACTATTATAATAGTTATCAAGATTTTTCTTCAGTTGATCTCTATTTCTATCTGCTTGTTCATCAATTTGAATAGCAGACATAGTATTAATGTGCTCTTCAATCTGTTCATCGGTATACTCTCTACCTCGAACCTGTCCGTTTTTCTTGTAAACTTGCTTAAGAAATTCTTTGTTGTCTTTGGTGTTTAATATGTCTGTTACTTCTTTGTTCTCATTGATATAAGAGGACATATTAAAACCTTCTTCGTTTTTTCTCAGGAGGTAATTTTTAATAAAAGGATCTTGCTCTTTCTTCTTAAAAACTTCTTGTTCAAAAGTAGAAAATAAATCCTCATTTGTCAAGTTTTCTTTGTTTTTTACTGAATCAGGTACTTTATAATCCTGGTCAAACTTCTGCATGTACTTCTCAAATGCAACTATATTTTGCTCTACAGTTTGATTAGTACTTGTTCCTGTTCCTTCTTCATCACTTTTTATTTCTTCACCAGGTTCATCTTTGCCATCACCAGCATCAGCACCATCTTGACTACCATCATCACCATCATCATCACTATCACCAGAATCATCTCCACCAGTTGTATTTGTTTTTACTTTATTAAGAGTACCATCTTCAGAGCTACCATCACCATCATCATCATCCTTGCCTCCTTCTTGGCCTCCATCTTTAGTACTACCTTGATCACTTTTTACGTTATCTGGTACGAAAGTGTCATCATCAAAAAAGTCATTAAAATTTTCTCTTTTTTCTTGTTCTTCTGTTCTCACAGTGTTTTGTTCTTCTTGTCCCATTTTTCTTTTTCTTTTAATTTAACATTAATATTATCTATCTGAAGCATGTTCTTTGACAAGCTTTCTTGTAGCACGATTATTTGAATTTCCTTTTGAATCTCCGGACAATGCTTTTTTAGTATTTATATCAAAATCATCATCCATTTTTCTTGTCTGTAATAAAGCATCTATTTTGGTTTGCAACAAACGAATTTGTTCATCAGCAATAGCATGTTTATCATTATTAAGAACAACTTCTTCTTCTGATTTTTGCTCATTAATAAGTTCGAGTAATCTGAGTTGACTATCCAGTGTGATTTCTTTATTGCGGAGCTCCATTTCACTCTTATGCTTATACTCATCCCACTGTAATTTCTTACTCTCCAACTCATTCTTAACTTGTTCTAACTGTTGTTGTATTTGTCCTTTTAATTGCTCCTTCTCTTTTTCCTTTTGTGATTGTTGCTCAATTTGCTGTTGTGCTGCTTCCTGAGAAGCCGATCTTTTCTTATCGACTATACTGTCGTAGGTATCCATCAAATCTCTTAATGAATCTTTGTTAAACAGCTTTGCAACATCTCCCATATCAAGAATACCTTTTCCGGACAAAGCAGATTGCATTGCATATTCTTTTATCATATCAATCCTCTGAGAATCTGACTCATTAGAATCCAAATATACTTTGAAGTAATATTTCTTTAATTCATCAGTCTCTATTGCAACCTGATCAAACCCGATATCATCATGTAAATCTAAAATGCCTTCATCATCTTCTAAATGATATTTGATATACAAATTAATTGCTTCTTCTAAAACGTGAGACTCTAATTCATCAATGTCATGATGTTGAATCTGGGTAACTAAAGAAGCTTGTTTAATAGAAGCATCATATGTACCAACCTGGTCTGTTTTTGTTACTTCTCCAATTCTTTGCCTGGGGACACCAATGATAAGACCCATAAGTTCCTGTATCCCGGCCATAATTTGATCAATGTATAAAACACCTTGACCAATTGAATTATCATATGTTTTCCACTGATTAAAATTACTTGCCTTCGGGTTTCCTTCTGCATCTGCTGTTTGTATGTATAAACGACCCATCTTCATATGATATTCCCACTCATCTTCTTCCATCGAATCAGGCTTCTGAGAACGATCAATGACAACACCTGCGGCACCTGAAATAGCAATTGCAATTTCTCTGTGTAAGGATAATGTATCATAAAGATCCTGTAGATCATTAGTCATTATAATTGGTGATGTTGGCTGTTCTGTTTCATCCGAAAATGCTTTTCCAAAAATAGGTAGGTTAACATCTCCATAATCATCTGGATTTTCCACAACACGATCATGAAGTCTTTCACCAACAATATACTGGTTATCTAAAATAACTCCACAATAAACATCAGTAATATATTTAACAATATAATCTTCACCTTTTTTCTTTGAGAATACTTCAACATTTTCTTTCTTAAAAATTCTAAGGTTATCTTTTTTATGAACATAAACACCTTCTTTTGGCTTATAGGTATATTCATCTTTGTTGATTAATCTCTTGAAAGGATTAACATAATGTTCGAATGGTTTATCCTTATTGTATTTGTTTGGAGAAACTTTGATATAGACCTTCCTACTAGCTTTATAATAAATAGTTTTCTTTTCTATTCCATAACTAGTTTGAAAAGACCCACTATATGTTTCTTGAATATTCTGGGAATTTCCTGCATTGAGTTGTTCAATAAAATAAGCTCCACCATCTGGTGTACTTACCATTAAAGTCTCTGGATGATTATACCTGTTTTTCGACTTTAAGCTCTTTATTGCTTCCTCACCATAGTTTTCTTCAATCATCACACCATAGTGATTCATCATTGACTGAAAACTAATTATCTCAGAATATCCAGCCCATGGCCCTTTTTGTATCCACTTTATACCAGAAAACTTTGGCCAGAAAACAGTGTTTTCATTAAGATTACGAATTGTAACATTGTTTTTGTTCTCTTCACTAATAACAAGAAATATAGGTTTCCCTGTTATCATTTTAGATTTAAAAGCTTTATTGTCTATATCCTTAAACTTTGTTTCCTTAAGGATTTTACGCTTTATCTTTTCAGCAATCTTTTGATAGTAATCCCGGTAATCATATTTAAAATACCTCTCATGCTTTTCTATCTCTTTTTCTGAGAGCAACTGTTGATCTTTGATAGAATCCATTATCTGAAAAAACTGATTTTTCACATATGGCATATTGGTAGCAAGTTGTTTAATTCGTTCAGCATCTTCTGCAGACTTTGGCTCCCTTTTCATTTGTGATTCTATCTCTTGCATCTTCATCTTTATAGACTCAATGTCTGCAGTAAACTTATAATACTTAGCTCTATTGGCTTGAAGCAAAATATTTATTTTCTGCTTTATCACATTATTAAAACGCTCAATAGATACTTGTCGATCATATATTCGCGGAGCACCCGGAATAGGCCTTAATGCTCTTTCGCTAAGTAAAATATTGATAGCATTTTGCTGTAGATTTATTTTACGCGGTAAAGCCGGCAATTCTCGTTCACTAAATTTTCGTATGTGATCAAACTTCGAGCGATCATAAAAGCCATAATACTGCATATAGTTTTTAATATCGTTATCCCGTAGTGTCTTATAACCACTGTCAGTAAACTCCTGAAGGTTTTCCTTTATGACTTTTCTTGTCTGTTCAATATCATTATAATCCTGTATAACTTCCATAGTTCCTATATTTAATCGTATTGTTTAACAAGCCTTCCATTTATTGTAACATAATAAGAGCGCTTATCATCTTTCTTTTTTATTTTTTCAGTATAGCTATATGCTGCTTTTCGTATATGCTCTTTATAGTTTAAGGCTGCTTCTGCAGCAGCAATAGTATAGTCACAGTTTAAAGCCTTGTTTTTTTCTCCTGGATAGTATTTAAACTTTGCAAGCCGAACAGCTTCTTCTCTAAATTGTATGTTTTCAATAAAGTCATCTGTTAAATCTTCTGCAAGTATAGCTAATATTGCTGGTTTTAATGCTTTATCTGTTCCATATACATTTGAAACTTTAGATGTATTTAGATTTGACTTATTTGCTAAAGCAAACTTTGGCCTACCCATAAGCAAATCTGTAGCCTTTGCTTGTTCATAAAAATCAAATATACGTAAATTAGCGTGCTCTATATTATTTTTCGCAAACCCGTAATAGATACAAGTCCACAATGTCCTTTTGTAAAACTCTTTGGCACCACCATGTTCTTTCTTTGGTCTATTTAAAATATAAGCTACATTAACATTATACAAAGGATCTCCTGGCAAAAACCCTTTTCTTACAACCATTGCCCCCTTTGAGGTACTTGTAAATGCTTCATCTTGATCATAACTATCTGTTCCTGGGAAATACAAATTCCGATATATATCTCCATGTTCATCTTCTATTGGTTCTTCTGCAATATGTAACCATCCATCATCATGATCTTGAAACTCCATACCCTTTCTCCAATTTTTAGGATCTTTAGGAATAAGAATACCGGTTCTTGTCATATCCTGAACAATCCCTTTCCTAAATGCTGAAGCTTTATTATTTAGCTTGATAATCTTATCCGGCCCAAAATATCCATCTTCTCCGGCCATAAAACCATCTTCTGCATAGTGAGGATTTTGTGTCCTTTTAATATAGCGTTTCTTTGGATCTTTGATATTCTTGATGGTTTCTTCAACAATTTTATATCCTTCTTCTTTATTAGAGTTACCATCTTTATCAATAGATTTAAAGAAGTCAGCAGAAATAAAATTAGAGACATATTGCTCCCAATTCTTGGTCAAAGAAAATTTGTTCCTGAATTTTAATATGTTATTGTCATCCGGATTATAGTGCATGTCTTCAATATCAGCAGCACCTAACTTCATGTCACCAGCAGTACCTATATATGTTCCAAACCCGGTTCTATCCATCGTACCAGATTCTTCTGCTTTTTGAGAAGACTCTACATAAGTAGAAACAGCCTGCACATGGCCAGCACGCCATTTTCCAACCTCTTCATATAATACCCAATAGGGAGTATATCTTGACAGTGCTTGATCCTTTCCATTAGTTGTTATACCGCGAATCCAACTACCAGTATATTTAGATTTAATATAGTGATCAGTCGGACGATAAGGCTTTGCAATTTTATAAAACTGTGTATTCCTTAAATATTCAAGACCATTTTCAGTTTTCTCAAATGTATTTTCTTGATCACTATCTTCCATCGAGACAATAATATTCTGTATATTTTGAAGGAATGTATAATTCCATCCCATAATCCCACCAGCACTTTTTTCAGATGCTCCTAACTGTCTACCTTTATATTCAAGATTATTTTTATTTAAAAGCTGCTGTAAAACTATCCTCATGAAAAATCCCAAGTCAATATCAAGAAACTTTGGCCTTAAAAAGTCTTTTCGTTTTTCGCCTTCCACTTTTCTAATAATAGGCCAAAAGTTCAAATAGAAATACAATCGACCTGGAATAGTCAGAGAGTTATTCTTAAAGGTAACTTTATATTCCGGCAAATAGGCATCTCTGCCATTATTTAACCAATCAACATCCCAACCATCGATAAAGTAATCACCACCCTTAGTAATGGCATTTTCGATGGTATATCCATTCATGCATCTTAAATACTGCTTTTTCCACCAGCTTCTATCTATAACAATATTATTATCTTTAATATATTCTAAATATAGCTTATGAGTATCCCTATTCGGACTGGGAACATCATCCCAACTATGATGAAATAAATCTGCCTCATGAGGAAGATCATTCATTTCAACAACTGGTGACAAACGATATGTATCCACAAACTTCATAATGATATATCTGTTCTATCAAACATTGTTCTACCTCTGTCAGTATTACTTTGGTATTGTGATTTTACCATCTGATTCTTTAGCTTTTCTTTTTGCTCATAAAGCTCAGACAAGGATCTTGTCAACTTTGTTACTTGAGTGGTATCAATATGCTCAACCTTCTTTTTTATCCTTCTAGAACCGGTACGAAGCTCTCCATTGCCATCTTTAAATTCATACTCTACATCAAATTCAACATTCATTTTTATTTTGCTATCGAATTCTATGATGTAGTTAATCATATCCTGTATCTTCTGAGCAAGCCGTTCATAATCATATTCTTCTTGTGTCCACTCAAACTTTTTATATGCATTACAAAAATCAATCAAGGACTGTTTCTTATAAATCTCTTTGTCATCTTCTGGATCGAATATGAAAAATCCTTGAATTACTTCTTTATGCCTATCATAGTAGTTCTCTATAGAAGTAAATCCTTGCTTGCGATTGAACATATAAAAAGCATAGGAAATAACTTTCTTAAAATACTTCTTCTTCTTTGTCTTGTCTTTATTCCACAATTCAATAACTGATTTATGATTCCTGTAAGCATCATAAACATCTACCTCTTGTGTTTCTTTATTGTAGTATAACATTAATTAACCCCTATTAATATTAATAATATAGTCTCTAAAATGATTCCACCTATTAAAAACTTTCTTTGCTTTTTCAACTTATCAACATCTTCAGCTTGCTCTTTGATCTGTTTATTCATGTCTTTTGACATACCTAAAATAGAATCATTGACTGAATACAAATCCAAAATGGTATTGCTTTGCTCAAAGATAAAAACACTATCATTTACAATAACCGAATCCATTTTCTCAATAAGATCCATTTGCAATACATTCTTTTGATTAAGTTCGCGAGAATAACTATAAGTATAGTTTATCTCCTGTGTCTTTAATATTGGCAAAAAAGTAATGCCTCTTTGTTTATCTATTTTAAGTGTAGTATCTAAATTTCTTTCTAGTTCTTTTATAGAGCTATCATTAGACAACTGAGTATAATAAACATCTAAATTACTTATTTCTTTTTCCTTCTGATCAATCTTGCTTGTTAAGCTATCTATTCCCTTTGTAAGCCTTTGCTTAATACTGTCATACTCATTTTTTAATTTTGAGTATTTATTTTTGCTATCTGATAGTTTATCCTCATACTTTATTATCTGGTTATCATAATCATTAATCTTTTCTTTTACCGGTTCCACAAATAAAAGATATGAAACGATTCCACCAATAACTAAAAGAAGTAAAGTATAACCTATTTTTTCAAACATAGCTTTTGTTTTTAATGCTTTCTTCAATACCATTGGCTATTGCACGGGCCATGTTGTCTTGAAATATTGGATCCATTAACCTTTGAACCCTATCATAAGTATTGAAAAAATCACACTCGATTAGAACCAAGGGTTGTCGACCAGAAATCAAAAAAGCAAAGTTTGCCTCTTTGTCTACATCCGGATCTTTTTTTGTAATACCAGGACGCATATTCACTAGTTTGGATTCCTTTACCGTATTATAGATATTGGTAGCAATACCATCTGCAGGTGTTAACCCTTTACTGGTATAAATCTCAAATCCTTTTGCAAGTGGGTTAGGAAAATAATTAGCATGTATTTCAACACCAAATCCATACTTTAATTTTGAGTTTGACAAAGCAACATCACACGTTTTCCCTCTACGAGAAGGATGAATATCTTCATAAGTATTATTGATAAAGTCATAAGATATTCTCTTATGATGAAGATATTTGACAATATGCATTACCATTTGTCTATTAAAGGCACCTTCATAGAAAGTATAATTCTGTTGCTTAAACTCCATCATCTTATCCGGAGCTGTAACGTATTTACCATTAAAGATACCTCCATGTCCTGCAGACAAAGAAACCAAAACATCAGTATTATCAAATATATTCCTTGTAGTAATAAGATTATTTGTCATAATAGGTAATATTAAAAAGTTTAAACAATGGCTCCTTTAGCCATCTATACAAGCCTGACGCAAACAAAAATGTTACTATTAGCTTTGCCAAATCATCTTCAATAAAAATGAACCAAATAATGCCCAATACTAATCCAGAAACAAATGACACAGCAAACTTCATCCTTCTAGACGGTTTGGAAATAAAATAATACAATACAATAAATGACAAAAGTATAATAGAAACAGCATAGTCAAGCATTATATAATCAAGTATATTCGTAAAAAAATTATCCATGGCTTTATATTGTTAAAAACGCAATCACTCCAAAAATGAATATAAAAATCTCAATGACTGCTAAATCCTTATAATATTTCTTAATGTATTTGTCAATGCCAACCCCTGAAAGATAATACCACTTGTCTCTTCTTATCAGATTAATGACTGTATTATATCCGGCATGAGAGACAGGAAGAGTTACAAATAGTGTAACGATTGCTAAGTCCCAATCTGGTAAGTAAAACAAAATAGGAACAATTACTACGAGAATACGGACAACGGCTCCAATGGCATGCCAGACCCTGTTGTTTTGTTTTCTTTTTTCACCCTTGCTGTGTGCCCACTTGATCACAAAACCGTTCCAGGCCGCGAATAGAAGGATCATAACTACTGCAATTAATAGTATCATTTGTTCCTCCTTCCTTTAAAAATCAGATATGAAATAAATCCCAAAACACCTAAAACTGGCCCCCCTATGGTTAACCACTCAGGTGCGTTAATTGCTGACAATCCAAAGTACAGCAAAATGAATAAAATAAAAATCGCAAATTCTTTCATGGTTTTTTCTTTTAGTAATTTATATAAATAATTAATTAAGTTTTTCTGATTCATTCTTCAAGGAATAATACTTCACCAGCAAATCTTTATACTTTTCCTGAACCTCATTATATTTCTTATTAACATTATCAATTTCTTCTTTTAGTTTTTTATTCCTTTCATGAGCAAAAGATATTTCCTCCTTCATTAATTCAATAGATTCATGAGACTTTTGGTTTTCCTGCATAGATACTTGTAACTGTTTTTGATATTCATATTTGATAGAAGATAGAGTGATTAATTTGTTTTGATATTCGATCATTTTATAAATCATATTATCAAGTTCTATTCTCATATCTTTGGTTAAATTATTCGATCTTGTTTTTTTGTTACTATACAATTTAAAACCTAAATATATTACTGAACCAAATATCGAAATTAAAGCAACAAGTATTTTTTCATCCATAACATCACATTTTCCTATCTTCGTAATTGAATATTTTTATTTAGCTGGTTTTCATGATAATGTTATTATTTATGACATTATTTTCTTTTCCATCCCCATAACAATGTTACTAATCTGAATGATCTCTGGATTTGCTGAACTAGTTCTAAAGAAAAACCGGAGCTTATCTGTGTCAGATACATCAGGTAGGTTTTTTTCAAAACTAAAATTCTGTAGGTTATTGTTTTGTCCAGTTATTTCTGTAACGGTTTCTGATACGATCGAACCATTCATTTCTATTCCAACATAAAAGTTGCCTCCTTCTTCTGGTTCAGGAAAGATGGCAGTAATATGATAATACACTCTTGTGTCTACAGCATCCTGGTTAAGATAGCCTAGATAATCTCCTCTAGTATTGTCATCTGTCATTGTAACACCGCGACAAATGCCTTCATTAAAGTCAGTATAACAATACGTTTGACATGACCCTTCTATTTCGATATCTATAAAAGTATTCGGGTTACCACAATCGGCATATGTATCATACATCTCACCATACCAATGCACATGAAGCCGGTCGTGTGTATGATCTTTGTTTGATTTATCAGAAAGTAGATCATCAATCTCTGCTTCTGTATAATACCTACTGTCATGATCGTGCGCCGATGGTGTGAATGTAGAAGGCTTAGAAGTTACTTCGTTCCATGTTGGCCACCGGGTTGCCTGATCGGGTTTGCTAATAATGTTTGACCAGTCAATATTCACATTCTCCCAATCCGCATCAGCCATCAATACCCAGCTACTGCCATTATAGATATAACTATCTCCTGTTGAAGTCTCAAACGCCTTATCACCTTCTATTAATCCTGTCAGGTTATTGCGCTCAGTAGCATCTAGCACTACATACGTTTGTTGCTTTGATACATCCGGAAGTTGGGAAAGCGGTACTTTTGCATTAGCATCTAACGAGGCGTATCCACTCGCTGAACCTTTCTCTGACAATAATTGATAGTCATTAAGTAGGTTATCTATTTGTGCTTGTGTATACTTGTCAAGGTCTGTAATGTCTGATTCAGTATGTGTATGTCCTGTAGCTGACTTGAGATCTAAAGCATTTTGTAGGTCAGTCTGATTAGACAATGTTCCTGTTATATCTCCCCAAGCTACTCC